TTTGGTATCATTGATTACCTAGCTACTCACCATTATTATCTTTGGTCACCATTAGAAAAAACGGTAATCATCCCAATGGCGGTATTAGGATTAACCTATATGCAATTCATGTCATATGTTTGGCCATTACTTTTAATTTCAGGATTATATATTAGTTATTATATCCTATCATTAGGTGATGATGAAATTGATATTGAAGTTAATGATGAACCAATTAATTGGAAAAATGTGACGAACGTTGTTCTTCCGTTTTTAGGTACAATAATTATTAGTTGTTTTACCGATTATTACTTCGGGGCATTCGCAGTATTTGCAACGTATCTAGTTTACTACTCAAATAGCTGGAAAAAAATATTAGATTACATCAATTGGGAATTAATATGGATTGTGGCGCTAGTGATTATATTGGGTAATGT